CGTAATCCCCGTCCGCGAATTTGAATACCTGGTCCCCACACGGCTCGACGACCCTTATTACGAGCCCGATTTCACTGATGACCCCGACAACATCCTCGGCCCCGTGCTGGAGGGTGCTATCCCGGTAGTCACCTCACAAGACCCCGCTTCCATGTTTGCAGCATTCAACAAACGCTGCAACTTCATGCAAGCTGGTCCCAAGGACGAAATCGCTGACCGCGAATTCAAACAAGCCCTCACCCTCATTGGTTCTCTCCCCGACATCCACGATGCCTGGCAAGAGAATGATATCGACCGAGCCCGATGGCTCGCCAAGTTCGATTCAGCCAAGAGGATGAGGATGGAGGATGCATGGAACAACGTATCACGCGGCGACAAGCGTGACCTATCAATGAAAACTCTCATGGTGAAGATCGAGACTCTCCTCAAGCGAGACGATCCATCTTGGGCACCTCGCGCCGTCTACGTGGGCACCGATCTGCACAATGCAGTTACCGGGCCCGCCATGATGGTCGCGATGGAACGGTTGTGTGAAGCCTTGGACGACGATGTCCACGGTTCCACCCTCGGCCCCGCTTCGATTAGGTTCGCTTACAAGAAAGACGACACCTACTTATGCGAACACCTTTTGCGCGACGCCACTTGCCAGAATGGGCTTGAAGGCGATTATTCCCGCAACGACAGAGAACAACGGTCGCGCGTCGCATATATTGTAGACGCTTGGTTAAAGAAACTCGGTTTTGATGATGATACAAGACGTTGGATGATTGAATCATCCGAGGACTATGAAGTCTTCGCCCCACTTTGTGGTTTAAAAGCGAAGTTGAAACACCAGTTGCCGACCGGAACTACGGCAACCACTTTTCGCAATTCATGTTTCAACGCCACCATGTTCGCGGTGGCCATGATCCAGCAGAAAGTGACCGTATGTCGCGCCCTCATCCTGGGCGACGACCTCCTCGCAGCTTGCCGCCAAGTCATTAATTTGTCTGAGTGGCAAAACTGCGTTGACCGGTTCAAAATGGTGCTCAAAGCTAGCGCGCCGCAACTCAACGGCGACGCCACCTTCTTGTCCCGTCGCTTGATAAGCGACACTCTTGTACCATGCCTTGTGCCCAAAATTGGCAAGGCTTTGGCCCGCTTCAACGTCCGGGCGACAAAGAATCCCGGCCTGTCTGATGACGCATACATGTGTGGCAAGGCCCTTGCCCACGCATTCGAATTCCGCCATGCCCCCCTTTTGGTGGATAAATTCTTGACACGGTTCAACCACCATTTCAA